TGGGATAAACTAAGAAAGTTAGGCTGGATTGAAGTGTGGAGACACAGAAATAGAACGACTATAAAATACTCAGTGTTTAAAACGTCGTTTAAGTGCAGTCAATTAATAAGTAGAATATACAGGATATTGTTAGGCGAAGAAGATATGCCAACATCAGAGAGAAGCGTATTCTACAATAATGAAACATATACTGACAAAGTCTTTAATAAGGCTATTGATGATATGATAAAAGATACAGATAGATAATGGGATTTAAACTAGGTAAAGGTAAAACGCCAATTGCTTCTCAAGGAGAGATAAGAACTAAAATGAGGTTCGGCAAAGAATCTGGAGATGCTGATGCATCTGTACCTGGAACACCTGTTATTAGAAAAAGTCTAGACCCAGGAGTTATGGGTGAAGCTAACATGGACGGATCAATATTTATAAGTGATCAACTAATTCCTGGCAGCTTTGAAGAAAGACAAGTAATAAATCACGAAATGCGTCACGCTACAGACATGAAAGTAGGTAAGTTATCTTATACAGATGATTACATCATGTACAACGGTGATAAGTTTGAAAGAGAAACTATAGGCGGAAAAGATATGATTAGAGTCGACGGACAATGGAAAGAAGCTGGAGATACTGGCTTTCCATGGGAAGATGATGCTAACAACGGAGAAGAAACAGCTATATGATACAAAATGTTTTAGGAGGATTATTTGGTAAAGTACTAGATAATGCAGAAGGAATTTTAGACAAGGTAATAACTACAGACAAAGAGCGTGACGAAGCTAAGTTGGCTATTAAATCTGTAATGTTAGAAGCAGAGCGTGAAGCTTTTGCTAAAGAGGTTGAAGACAGAAAGTCTGCGCGTGAAATGTACAAGGACGATGCTATTATCCAAAAGGTTTTAGCAACGTTATTTACAGTAGCGTACTTTGGAATTACATTTGTAATGTTTAATTACTTTGTCACTAAAAGCTTAGAGCTAGGTGAATTTGAAATTAGCTTTATATCAACAATATTTGGCGCAATGAGCGCTAAGGTAAATACAATAATAGACTTCTTCTTCGGTGGGAGCTCAAAGAAAAACGAACAAACTAATAAATAAATAAAATGGGACAATTTTTTAACGTAACAATACCAATAGAAGTTGCAGGCAACAAGCAAGACGATGGTGCTTTTGGCGCCGGAGAGTTAATAGCTGATTGGACATCTTTCAACATACCTAAAGGCGGCGCCGTATTAAGAGGCGTTACTGCAGTAATAAACGGTAAAGATGGTGCTAACCAAACAGCAGGGGATTTAACAATTCTTTTTGCTAATCCAAAATCAGATGGATCTGCTCCAGGCTCTCTAGGAACAGTACATGCAACTGCTACAGGTGTAAACTGTAGAAGAGACGTTGTGGCTGCTTTAAACATAGACGCAAAAAGCGATGTTGGTTTTCCATCTAACTTTAACACAATGACTACTGGTGGCGGTGGTGATACTGATCAAATACCTTTCATAGGGTTTGAAGGCGTACCTGGAGTTAGCGATAACGGCTTTAATACTATTTATCTCGCTTTAATGACTGGCGCTAGTAATACAGCTTTAGACTTTAGTACTAGCGTATTTCAAGCAGTAGAAGATGCAGATGAATTATTAACTATAAAAGTAGATAATGCTTCTGGAGCAACTGCTAACGCTCACAAAAAGTTTGACGTAGGAGATACGCTAACAACCGCAAGCGGCGATTACGGCACCATAGCAAGTATTAACGCTACGTTTGCTTCTGGCGGCCAAGATATTACATTTGAAGCTTACGCCGCTGACGGTTTTACAGTAGCAGAAGATGAAGAATGGTTTGTTAAACACCCAATAAAGCTTGTGCTTAGCTTTGAAATATAGCACAAAAACAATTAACTTAAATTAAATTAAATTATGGCAAAAAGAAAGACTGCAAAAGCAGAGAAAATCGTAGACCTTAAACCTAAGGCAGAAAAAATTACAGATGAGCAGCTGCAAAAAGTTCAAAATATTGTAAACGCAATAAATAGAGCTCAGCTAGAGTTAGGTATGATGGAAACTAAGAAGCACTCTTTGCTTCACCAAGTAGCTAATATTCAAGAGCAACTTACTGTAATGCAAGCAGAGCTTGAAAAAGAATATGGCTCAGGTGATATAAATATTCAAGATGGAACTATAAATAGAAGAGAAAATGTCGAAGCTGATAAGAAAGATTAGTATCGGCAAAGACTATAAGAATGACGCCATGCACTATGCCGTAGGGCAAGAAGTGTATGGTGGTCATACTATTTGCGATATTATAGAAGAAGAAAATAAGTTTTCTGTTTATATTAAAAAAGGCAATGATGTTTTACCTTGGAAAGACTTTAATAAAAACATGGCTGTTTCTGTAGAGTATAATCTACAATACTAATGAAGAGCGTTTACAACTTTGTTGTAACACCTGTTGGACAAAGATACAACAACACTAAAAAAGTAGGTGACTCTGAGTTAATAATAAACACTGAAGTATTTAACCACCAACACGTAAATCGTATAGCTAGAGTTATATCTACGCCTACAGTAGGTGAAACTGATATAAAGCCTGGCGATGAAGTTATAGTGCACCACAATGTCTTTAGACGATGGCACGACGTAAAAGGTAGAGAAAGAAACAGTAAGGCTTACTTTAACGAAGACACGTATCTAATATCTACAGATCAAATATTTCTATATAAAAATAAAAACAAATGGCAAGCGCCTAATGGTTATTGCTTTGTTAAGCCTGTCAAAGCTGTTGATCAGTTTAATACTGATTCAGAAAGACCTTTAGTTGGTATCGTAAAGTATTCTGATAAAACTGTAGACGTAGGTGATTTAGTTGGTTTTAGACCAAGCAGCGAATATGAGTTTGTTGTTGAAGGCGAAAGACTATATAGAATACTGTCAAACTTTATTACAATTAAATATGAATATCAAGGAGACGAAGAAGAGTATAATCCAAGCTGGGCATAGGGCAGTTGAAGAACTTATAAAAGTTGCAAAAGAAGCTATTGTTGACGGTGATGATGATATTACCGCGGATAGACTTAAAAATGCTGCTGCTACAAAAAAGCTAGCTATATTTGATGCTTTTGAAATACTTAACCGCATACAAGAAGAAGAAGCTTTACTAGAGGGTAAAGTTATTGAAAAGAAAGAAAAAGTTTTTAAAGGCTTTGCCGAAGGTAGATCTAAATAATGTACGAACAGACTTTATTCAAAATAGTAGAGCCAATAAAAAAGACTACAATAAGTAGACTCAACAAAGGCAAGAAGTGGGAGTATGGCTACAATAAGGAGCATGATATTGTTGTGCTTTCTAACAGCGGTCAAATTGGCGAAATATATGAAATAGAAAACCTTCATATAGCTTTGCCTAAAGTTCCTAAAGAAGTATATAGTAATGAAGATAAAAAGTGGAAGCAACTTGAAAAGCCTAAAGCACTTGATAAGATTAAAACAATATTTGACTGGAAGGCGTATCCGGAAGATCAAAAAGAACAATGGCACGACTACATCGACCGAGAGTTTGATAGGCGTAGCAGTGGTTTTTGGTTTAATAATAATGGAACGCCTACGTTCATAACAGGTACACACTATATGTATCTTCAGTGGAGCAAGATAGACGTTGGTGCTCCTGACTTTCGCGAAGCAAATAGATTATTTTTTATATTTTGGGAAGCTTGTAAAGCTGATAAACGATGCTACGGCATGTGTTACCTTAAGAATAGGCGTTCTGGCTTTTCTTTTATGAGTTCAGCTGAGACCGTTAATTTAGCTACAATATCAAGTGATAGTAGATATGGGATACTATCTAAAAGCGGTTCCGATGCAAAGAAGATGTTTACTGATAAGGTTGTACCTATATCTATAAACTATCCTTTTTTCTTCAAGCCAATACAAGATGGTATGGACAGACCTAAATCTGAGCTAGCGTATCGTGTACCAGCGAGTAAGTTTACTCGTAAAAAAATAGAGATAAACGAAAGGTTAGAAGAAATAAAAGGTCTAGACACTACGATTGACTGGAAGAACACTGGTGATAACAGTTATGATGGTGAAAAACTTTCTTTACTTGTGCACGACGAAAGCGGTAAGTGGGAAAGACCTGATAACATACTTAACAACTGGCGAGTTACAAAGACATGCTTAAGGTTAGGTGCTAGAATAGTTGGCAAGTGTATGATGGGATCAACATCAAATGCTTTAGATAAAGGAGGAGATAATTTTAAAAAACTCTATAATGATTCAGACGTTACTAGCAGAAATAGAAATGGACAAACAAAGTCTGGTTTATATTCTTTGTTTATCCCAATGGAGTGGAACTATGAAGGATTTATTGACGAATACGGACAACCAGTATTCGATAGTCCAGATAATGATGTATTCGGACCAGATGGTGAACTGATTGATATAGGTATCATTGAGCACTGGGAGAACGAAGCTGAAGGATTAAAAGGAGATCAAGATGGTTTAAACGAATTTTATCGTCAGTTTCCTAGAACAACAGAACACGCTTTCAGAGATGAAGCGAAAAACAGTATATTTAATTTAGTTAAAATATACGAACAAATAGATTATAATGAAGGGATAAGAAATAGCTCTGCAGTTAATACGGGTAATTTTCAATGGGAGAGTGGTGTTAAGGATTCTAAGGTAGTTTTCTATCCTGATCCAAAAGGAAGATTCAATATTAGTTGGACGCCACCTCACAACCTTCAGAATAAAGTAATAACAAAGAACGGAGTTAAATATCCAGGTAATGAGCACATGGGTGCATTTGGATGTGATAGCTACGATATTAGTGGGACAGTTGATGGTAGAGGATCTAAAGGTGCTTTGCACGGCTTGACTAAGTTTAGCATGGAAGATGCGCCACCTAATCATATGTTCTTAGAGTATATTGCAAGACCACAAACCGCTGAAATATTTTTTGAAGACGTATTAATGGCATTAGTGTTTTACGGTATGCCAATACTAGCAGAAAATAATAAGCCTAGATTACTTTACTATTTAAAACGTAGAGGTTATAGAGGCTTTAGCATGAATAGACCTGACAAAGTTTGGAATAAATTATCTGTTGCAGAAAAAGAAGTTGGTGGTATACCAAACTCTAGTGAAGATATAAAGCAAGCCCACGCAGCTGCTATAGAGATGTATATACAAAATCACGTTGGTCACTTAGGTGACGGCAATTATGGTAACGTATATTTTAACCAAACGCTAAACGAGTGGAGTAGGTTTGATATTAATAAACGAACGAAATTTGATGCTGCGATAAGTTCAGGGCTAGCTATTATGGCTTGCAATAGACATTTATATAGACCAAACGCTGAAGTACAAAGACCAAAATTAAACATAAACATATCACGGTATACAAACACTGGTGGTGCATCTAAAATAATAAAATAAAAATATGGCAGAGTCTGTTATAAAGAGTTATTTTCCAAGTCAAACTGTAAGCGATGCTGAAAAGCTAAGCTACGACTACGGCTTAAAAGTCGGTAAAGCTATAGAGCAAGAGTGGTTTTACTCTGACAAAACGTCTAATAAATATAGAAACAACAGCAACGACTTTCACAGGTTAAGATTGTACGCAAGAGGAGAGCAGTCTATACAAAAATACAAAGATGAATTATCTATTAATGGTGATTTATCTTATTTAAACTTAGACTGGAGCCCTGTACCTGTTATACCAAAGTTTGTAGATATTGTTGTTAATGGTATCGCTGAAAGAACTTACGACATTAAAGCTTACTCGCAGTCTCAAAACGGAGTAGATAAAAGAACAAAGTACATGGAGCAGATAATGTCTGACATGGATTTTAAAGATTTTAATGATACTATCTCAGCTAACTTTGGTATTGATTTAACAGAAAGCGAAGAAAAAATATTACCTCAAACAATGGAAGAGTTACAGTTGCACATGCAGCTGAACTACAAGCAAGCAGTAGAGCTAGCAGAAGAGCAAGCTTTAAATGTATTGTTTGATGGAAATAAATATGAATTAATAAAAAAGAGATTCTACTACGATTTAACTGTTTTAGGTATTGGTGCTGTTAAAAATGGATTTACAACATCAGAAGGAATAACTTTAGATTATGTTGACCCTGCGAATCTAGTTTATTCTTACACTGACTCACCTTATTTTGATGACATATATTACGTTGGAGAAGTTAAGTCTATACCTATAAACGAATTAGCAAAGCAATTTCCACACCTTAACGCTGAAGACTTACAAGAGATAAGATCTAGCTCTTCTTACAATAAAAACAATAATAACAGTAGATATTCTACTGATAAAGAAGACCAAAACAAAATTCAAGTACTTTACTTTCACTATAAGACTTATATGAACGAAGTCTATAAAGTTAAAGAAACTGGAACTGGTGCAGATAAGTTGATTGAGAAAGACGACACTTTTAATCCACCAAGCGACGCGCAGGATTATTCTAAGCTTCAAAGATCTATAGAAACACTGTACGATGGAGCTATGATATTAGGCACGAGCAAGCTTATAAAGTGGGAAATGTCTAAAAACATGATGAGGCCAAAAAGTGACTTTACTAAAGTTAAAATGCCTTATTCTATTGTAGCACCTAGAATGTATAATGGTAAAATTGAGTCGCTGGTAAAAAGGATAACCGGTTTTGCTGACATGATTCAGCTTACACATCTAAAGCTACAGCAAGTAATGTCAAGGCTAGTTCCAGATGGAGTTTACCTTGATGCTGATGGTTTAGCTGAGATAGATTTAGGCAATGGAACAAATTACAACCCGCAAGAAGCTTTAAATATGTTCTTCCAAACAGGTTCTGTTATTGGTAGATCTTTTACTTCAGAAGGTGATATGAATCCAGGTAAAGTGCCTATTCAAGAAATATCTAGCGGATCTGGCGGCGCTAAAATGCAAAGTTTAATTGGCACGTACAACTATTACATGCAAATGATTAGAGATGTAACTGGCTTAAATGAAGCTAGAGACGGATCAACGCCTGATAAAAATGCTTTGGTTGGCGTACAGAAGCTAGCTGCAGCAAACTCAAATACTGCTACTAGACACATATTACAGTCTGGATTATTTTTAACAGCTGAAATGGCAGAGTGCATGTCGCTTAGAATATCTGATGTATTAGAATATTCTCCTACTAAAAACGCCTTTATCCAAGCTATTGGATCTCACAACGTAGCTACGCTAGAAGAAATGTCTGAGCTACATTTGTATGACTTTGGTATATTCATAGAGTTATCTCCAGATGAAGAGCAAAAGCAATTACTTGAGAACAATATTCAAATGGCTCTACAACAAAAAAGCATAGAGCTTGAAGATGCTATTGATCTTAGAGAAATAAGAAACATCAAGCTTGCTAATCAACTGTTAAAAATACGTAGAAAGAAAAAGCAAGAAGCAGATAGAGCTATGCAGTTAGAAAATATTCAAGCGCAAACGCAGTCTAACACTCAAGCAGCTCAAGCCGCTGCTCAACTTGAAGTTCAAAAAGATCAATCATTGAATCAAAACAAGATGCAGTTAGAGCAAATGAAAGCTCAGCTTGATGCTCAAAAAATGCAACAAGAGCTTGCTGCTAAAAAAGAATTAATGGGAATAGAGTTTCAGTACAATATGCAGTTACGATCTGCTGAAACACAAAATGCAAAATCAAAAGAAAAAGAAAAAGAAGATCGTAAGGACGAAAGAACTAAAATACAAGCTACACAGCAATCAGAACTTATAGATCAAAGAAAGAGTGGAAAAGCACCTAAAAACTTTGAGTCTGCAGGTAATGATACTATGAGTGGAAGTTTTGATTTAGGTGGTTTTGATCCTAGATAAAATTTATTAACTATTATTATATTATATTATGCAAGAAGAATTAGAAAATGTTGAGGAAACTCAACAAGTCGAAGAGACACCACAAGCAGAAGAAACAACTGATGTTGTTGATGAAAGTAAGTTTCAAAGCGCTGGAGATGATTCAGTAATTAAAATAGACTTAAACAAACCAGTAGAAGAACCTGTAGAAGAAACAGTAGAAGAACAAGAGGTAGAAGTTGTAGCTGAAGAAACTACAAAAGAAGTAGTTGAAGCAGAGACGCCAGTTATCGAGGAAGTAATTGAAGAGATAACTGACGAAAAAATAGAAGAAGTTGAAGAACAGATTGAAGAAGCTGTTGCTGAGGCTGAAGCTACTGGCAAACCTTTACCTGAAAATATTCAGAAGTTAGTTGACTTCATGGAAGAGACTGGCGGAGATATAAACGACTACGCTAGATTAAACCAAGACTATAGCCAAATGAGTAATAATCAGGCTTTAGAAGAATATTACAAGTTAACTAAACCTCATTTAGACGCAGAAGAAAGAGCATTTTTAATGGATGAAAACTTTTCTTTTGATGAGGATGTAGATGACGAAAGAGACATTAGAAAAAAGAAAATCGCTTTAAAAGAGCAAGTTGCTGAAGCGAAAGCCTACTTAGACGGGCAAAAGTCTAAATATTACGAAGAGATCAAGGCTGGATCAAAACTCACGAGTGAGCAACAAAAAGCTGTAGATTTTTTCAACCGATACAACAAGGAATCGGAAGCGAATGAAAGCAGAATTAAAAACGAACAATCTACTTTCTTAAAAAAGACTGAATCAGTTTTTAACGACAAGTTCAAAGGTTTTGAATATAACGTCGGAGATAAAAAGTATAGAGTGAACGTTAAAGAAGCTGGAAAAGTAAAAGATACTCAAAGCGACATTAACAACTTTGTCAAGAAGTTTTTGAACAAAGATGGAACGATGTCAGATGCTAAAGGTTATCACAAAGCTTTATACTCAGCCATGAATTCTGATGCTATTGCTAATCACTTTTACGAACAAGGCAAAGCTGACGCGTTGAAAAACAGTGTCGCTAAAGCTAAGAACGTAGATATGTCACCAAGACAATCTCACAAAGAGTTTGAAGCTGGTGGTATGAAATTTAAAGTGCTAGGCGATAATTCTTCTGATTTTAAGTTTAAAATTAAAAACAAAAAATAATTTAACAATTTAAAACAAATTAATTATGGCAATTACTGCAAGAACGTCGTTTCAAGCTGCACCTATACAGCAAATAACGTCGGACAATTATTTAGACATCCAGAACAATGGATGGGCACAGCAATATCTTCCAGACTTGATGGAAGCAGAAGCTGAGGTTTACGGAAAGCGTACTATCTCTGGTTTCTTAGGTCAAGTTGGTGCTGAAGAGGCTATGTCAGCTGATCAAGTTGTTTGGTCAGAACAAGGTAGATTACATTTATCTTATCAAGCGGACTGTTTAGATGCTTCAGCTAGTACTATTAATATTACTAAAGATATTGATGGTGTAGCTCAAACAACTACTCACGGTATTCGTGTTGGTGACCAAGTATTGATTTCAGGTGGAGGCCAAACTGTTACTGCTTTAGTAACTGTTGCTGCAGCTGGCAATCAAACTATTACTGCGCTACCTTACGGTGGAGCTCACTTAAGCGATGTTGGTTTTGCTGACACAGACAATGATCTTAGAGTATTAGTATTTGGTTCTGAAAATTCAAAAGGAACTGAATATTCTGGAGCTAGATCTGTTAAACCAGCATTTACTACTTTCACTAACAAGCCTATTATCCTTAAAGATCAATACGAAGTTTCAGGCTCTGACGCTTCTCAAGTTGGTTGGGTAGAGGTTTCTGGTGAAGACGGACAATCAGGCTACTTATGGTACATGAAAGCTGAAGGCGAAACTCGATCAAGATTTGGAGATTACTTAGAGATGAGTATGATTGAGTCTGAGAAAGCTGCTGATGCTTCTACTATTTTAGGTGGTGCTAACGGTTTAGTTGGTACACAAGGTTTATTCGCTGCTATCAAGGACAGAGGTCACCAAACTTCTGGTGTTACTGGTGTTAACGCTGCTACTGACTTAGCTGAATTTGATGCTATCTTAGCTGAATTTGACAAGAACGGTGCTATTGAAGAAAACATGTTATTCTTAAACAGAGCTACTAGTTTAGCAATGGATGACATGCTAGCTTCTATGAATTCTTACGGAGCTGGTGGTACATCTTACGGTGTATTTGACAACTCTGAAGATATGGCATTGAACTTAGGTTTCTCTGGATTCCGTAGAGGATCTTACGACTTCTACAAGTCTGACTGGAAATACTTAAACGACTTGTCAACAAGAGGTGGTATTAACGCTAACGCTACAGCTGGAGAAGACATTAGAGGGGTTATTATTCCTGCTGGTGTATCTTCTGTGTACGATGAGCAATTAGGTAAAAACCTAAAACGTCCATTTTTACACGTTCGTTACAGAGCTTCTCAGTTAGAAAGCAGAAAAATGAAGACTTGGATTACTGGTTCTGTAGGAGCTGCTACTTCAACTTTAGATGCAATGACTGTAAACTTCTTATCAGAAAGATGTTTAGTTACTCAAGGTGCTAACAACTTTATGTTAATGAACTAACATATTTATTAAGGTCGAGGGCTTCGGTCCTCGATCTTTTTTTTATTAATTTTTATTATATTATATTATGGCTAAAAAGCAAACAAAAAAAGCTGAGGTAGAACAACCTCAAGCACAAGAAACAATGGTAGTTGAAACTCCTAAAGTAGAAGTTAAGCCAACACCAAAAAAGAAAAAAGGACCAGAAGACGGCTGGGAAATAAAAGATAGAACTTATATTCTAAGATACGACAAAAAACCATTAAGCAGATCTATAAAAGCTGCTAATATATATTATTTTGACGAGGAAAAAGGTTATGAGAGAGAGTTAAAGCATACTTCAAATCAAAGAACATGCTTTGTTGACGAAATGCAAGGTGATCAAAGATTAGATCATATTATATTTAGAAATGGAGTATTATTTGTTCCTAGAAATAAAGTAACTTTGCAAAAGCTTTTGTCGTTATACCATCCTAACAGGGAGAATATATACGAAGAGCTAATGCCACAGAAAATAGCTGCTCAAGAAATTGACTGGCTAGAGCTGGAAGTAGAAGCATTAAATGCCGCTATGAACTTAGACATTGACATGGCTGAAGCAGTTATGCGTGTAGAGTTGGGTTCTAAAGTATCTAAGATGAGTTCTAAAGAACTTAAAAGAGATTTACTATTATACGCTAAAAGAAATCCAGAGTTATTTTTAGAGTTAGTAAATGACGAAAACGTAGTTCTTAGAAACTTTGGTATTAGAGCTACTGAAATGGGTATATTAACACTATCTGCAGATCAAAGAACTTTTAGCTGGGGGTCTAACGATAGAAAATTATGTACAGTTCCATTTGACGAACACCCTTATTCAGCTTTAGCCGCTTGGTTTAAAACTGACGAAGGTATGGAGATTTACTCCAATATTGAAAAGCGTTTTAACGCGTAACTATCCTATAGTAGAGCAGCCACTCTTCGGGGTGGTTGCTTAACTATAAAAAAACATACAATGGCAATAAGTGTAGACACAGTATATCAAACAGTTTTAGCGCTAGCTAATAAAGAACAAAGAGGTTATATCACTCCACAAGAGTTTAACTTATTTGCCGAACAAGCTCAGATGGAAATATTTAATCAATATTTTTACGATTTAAACAGAGCTATAAGAATTCCTGGTAATCAATCAGACTATGCCGATGATAATGGTATACTACAAGACAAGATAAGCATTTTTATTAAAACAAGCACTTACAACGCAGGTGAAGATCAATTGTTGCCTGAAGACTTTTATAGAATGAGCTTAGTCACTGTAGACGGAAATACTGCTGAAAAAACTAGTAGAGAGCAACAGGAAATGTATAAGTCGCCGCTTACCACTCCTACTAAGTCTAGACCTATATTTTATGTTATGGGAAATGGATTTAGCGTTAAGCCTAGTGCCGACACTCAAACTAGAATATCATATATAAGAAAGCCAAAGAGCCCTAAGTGGACTTACGTAATAATAAACGAAAAAGCTCTGTGGAATCCTGACGCTGCTGACAAACAAGACTTTGAGTTGAATCCAGAAGAACAATCAAACCTAGTGGTCAAAATACTTAAACTTGCTGGAGTTTCTATAGAAGATTACAACTTAGCTCAATCTGCTGGTCAAGAAGAACTTAAAAATATTCAACAACAAAAATCATAGCTAAATGGGATTATTAGATAACGTTACGCAAGAAAGTTATTACGAAGGAAATAATTATGGCTCTTATCAATTTGTATCTCTTGAAGATATAATAACTCAATTCATGGCTGTTTATGTTGGTGATGAAAAAATAATAAATAAAATCAGTAGAACAGATGTAGCTTTTTGGGCACAAAGAGGTTTAGCAGAGTTGTCTTTTGACACGTTTAAATCTATAAAAGCGCAGCAAATAGATGTGCCACCTAGTTTAACTATGAGGCTACCTCAAGATTATGTTAACTACACGCAAATAAGCTATGTAGACTCATCTGGCATAAAGCATCCTATATATCCAACTAGCGACAGCTCTAATCCTTTTCAAATACAACAAGAAGAAGACGGATCTTATGTTTATCCTAAAGCTTTAGCGGATAGTTTTCTTTTAAACAAAAACAACGGCTGGACAAGAAATAATAAAGGAAACCTTGGTTTAATTGTAGGGCAAAACGATCTTGTAGCTGGATTTGACACAGATGAACTAACTATAAGACATAGACCTACAAACTATGGCGTACTGGCTGGTCAAACAAATAGTTTTGTGACATATTGCTACAAAGAGCTTTCTACTACAGATGTTAGTTCTATATCTCTCTCTGCAAGTGCAACTACAGCTGCGGCTGGAGTTCAAGACGTCGCGCTATATGAGCATTCAAAAGGGTTTATGAATCCAATAACGCCAGGAAGTTACGCTACGCCACTTTCAACAGTAAGAGTAGGTCTTAGCACGCAGCCTCCATCAAGTGATCTTTATTTAAACGCAACAAAGCAATACGAAGCAAGTACAAATGCTGATCCAGACTATTTTGATGTTGGCTACTTAGAGTGGTCGGGGGCTGAGTCTGGCTTTAAAACTTCTGATCCTATTGATATATCTCAATACGAAACGGTTTACTTAACTATTATAGGTATTGCTGACTGGCAAGTAAACGACGCGGTTCCTAAAGGTATAAGTGAACAGCTAGAAGTTGCTTCTACTGTATCTGGTATTGCGTTGGAATCTACTGGCGAGATAGGTGCATTAGGATCTACTAATATTGAAGTTTCTTCTACTTTCACTAATTTTAAGTCTATAACTCCAGCTGAAAACTCAAACAATGATGACTATGAAGATGACATATACTGGCCAAACGAAGGTGAGAGATATGGTCTTGACCCACAAAGAGCACAAGTTAACGGATCTTTTTATATAGATAATAGACTCGGTAAAATTAATTTTAGCTCTAACATTTCTGGAAAAACTGTAATATTAGATTACATAAGTGATAGCCTTGGAACTGACGGTGAAATGCAAGTTCATAAATTTGCAGAAGAAGCTATGTATAAATGGATTACATACGGAGTATTATCTACTAAATCTAATGTTCCTGAAATGATAGTTAGAAGAGCTAAGAAAGAAAAATTTGCATCTACTAGACAAGCTAAACTAAGGCTGTCAAATATTAAACTAAAAGAAATAACTCAGGTATTAAGAGGTAAGTCGAAACAAATAAAACACTAGTATATGCCAGAAATTAAAAACACTTTCACTCAAGGTAAAATGAACAAAGACCTTGACGAAAGATTGATTCCTAATGGACAGTATAGAGATGCGTTGAATATAGAAATTTCAACTTCAGAAGATTCTGATGCTGGCACAGTGCAAAACATACTAGGTAATGATACAGCTGGAACAATAGCTTTAGGTCAAGGATATAAGTGTGTTGGTAGCATTGCTGACGAAAAAAATAATAAGCTTTACTGGTTTGCTCACGGTATAAATAGAGATTTAATACTAGAGTACGACCACGAGACTAAGACATCTAAGTCTATACTTTCTGATCTTTATGGTTTTGATGTAGAGCCGTTTTTAAAATTTACAGGTAAAAAGATAACAGGTATAAATATCATTGATGATTTTTTATATTGGACAGATGGAGACAACGAGCCTAAGAAGGTAAACATTAAAACAGCTCCACATCAGTTTCACCCTGTAGATTCTTTTAGCCATCAGTCAAATCTATACGTAAACAATGTTGATTTAGGTTATTTAAAAGAAGAGCACATTACTGTTATTAAAAGAGCACCGCTTTACGCTCCTTTGCTAAAGGTAAACAAAACTCAGTCTAATGAAAAACCTATATTTGAAAAAACTTTTCCTAGATTTTGTCTTAGATACAAATACAGAGACGGAGAATACTCTCCGTTTGGTCCTTTTACAGATGTTGTTTTTTCACCAAACTTAAAAAACTATAACTCTAATACAGCGTATAACGTAGAAGAGTTATACAACACAGCTATGTCTAACGATATTGGTAGCATAGATGTAGTTGGTTTTGTTAGAGATGACATACCTAAAGACGTTATTGAGATAGACATATTGTACAAGCAAGAAGATTCTACTGTTATATACTCTGTGGCTAGTATAAATAAAACTGACAATGCTTGGAATACTATAGTAAATAGCAATGTTATTGACCAAGGAATTGCGCCAGCTGACACAAATTTAATAGATGTTAGAGGTAGCTACACAATATCTACAGAAAATATATACGCAGCTCTACCAGCAAATCAATTTTTAAGACCTTGGGATAACGTACCAAGAAAAGCTTTGTCTCAAGAAATAATTGGAAACAGACTTGTGTATGGTAATTATACTCAAGGTTATAATTTTTTAAATAAACCAAACTTAACAGGAGGTTTAGAAAAAAGAAAACATATTGGTTTTGACTTGACTAAAGGCCGTGAAATACTTCCATCTTTAAAGTCTGAAAGAGACTATCAGTTAGGAATAGTATATGGAGATAAGTACGGAAGAGAAACTCCTGTTTTCACTTCTGAAAATGCAAGCGTAAAAGCCGGGCGTTTTAACCCTAGCGTAGGACTTCTTGCTAGCAACGCAACTTCTTTAAGCGTTAGATTAGCTAACTTTGAAGGTTTTCCTGATTGGGTTGATTACTATAAGTTTTACGTAAAACAAACCTCTGGAGAATACTATAACTTAATAATGGACAGGGCTTATACGCCGGCTAAAACAACTGAGTTTGCGAACGAAGAAAACCATATTTGGATTTCTATACCTTCTTCAGATAGAAACAAAGTAGAAGAGCAAGATTATATTATTATGAAAAGAGCTATCGAAGGAGATAACTCAGATCAAATACAAAGCAATAACAGATATAAAGTTTTAGGCATCGCTAATGAAGCTCCAGAATCTATATCTTATGCTTTTCATAGTTTAGGTAGCGTAGAGAATACTGGTAATCAATTCACAGAAGTAGATGGTATATTTGAATCAGCTGACACTAGAATAGATAACGAAGGCCAACAAATAATAAATATAACTAAATCTGCGTGGACGAGTATAAGTAATAAAGGATCTCACTTACTACCACAGGGAGGAGAAAGCTTTAATATAGATAAAAGAAATTTGCACATGTCTTGGAAAGTAGCTGGAGGCACTAGCTCTTTAAGATACTCAATAACTAACGTTGAATTAACTGAAAACGGTATTTATGCATTAACTTTATCAAAGCCAATTACTTTAGAAGATGCTACTTTGGCTGATGGAGCAACAGATGCAACGCTTAAAGATGGTTTAATATTTACTATTGAAAGAAAAGATAAAGTAGACGGAGAAAATTTTTCTGGTAAGTTTTTTGTTAAACTACTACAAGATGAATTATTAAGTGAGCAGATTCTTACTAGCTCGTTAGATATAGATTTTGGAGACTTCGTGCTAGCATCAGCTCCTACCTACTATATGGCAGATAGCGCTAATTCTCAAGCAGACGCATCTAACAGTATAGCTAACTCTACTTCTACTGTTTATATAAGTAACTATATAGGTAACAATAACAACACAGAGCCTTCAGAAGTTCATGCTGGCGGCTCTTTAACAGACACTCACGCAGAGTGGGAAGCTTTAACGTATCAAAGCCAAGGTGTTACTAGAGGATTTTTTATTGACGCTATGCACATGGCGGCTAGTAATCCTAGTTCAACTAACTATGCTAAGTATTCTGGTCAAGGTTGGATAGGTGGTGCAGAAAGCGTGGTATATCCAGAAGTAGTATGGTCAGAACTTGTAAACAACCAAGATGAACAAGGTAATTATTGGGGTTGGAGAAGATTAGACGAACCATCAACAAACTTTCAGGACTTTGAATTTTATGCTATTCAAAACTCGTCCGTGCATCCTACTGTAGAAGCTGGATACGAATACACTGGACAACAAATTATAAACGGACTAGAAGGTATAATATCTGCTCAAGAAATACATAGCGTAGGTGGTAGAAGATGGGCACAGGACACTATATACGGAACTAGACAATCAGATGAAACTTACGAATATGGAGGAAACTACATACACTTATCTTACTTAGCTCCAGGCGCTCCACTGCTACACGATGGAAACATACCTACAGACGTAACTATAAACGGAGAAAATGGAATAGCTAAATACCTGCAAGGTATTTGGGGTGGCGGCGTATTTTCTAATTCAGATGGATCAAGATTAGGTAGTAGTCAAATTCAGTTTGTAGAAATGGAATCTAATCCTAACAATGTAAGCAGTTCTGATGAAGATGATAATCCAGGAACTCCTAATCAAGATAATGGCTTTGGTTATGACAACAGCTACGCTAGCCAACACAATGGCCAGTGGAATCCTACTTGGAATAACGGTAGTAGTTCTATAGATACTTTTATAGAAAATTTATCTGAAGGCAAAACTTTTAGGTTTGTAGGAGACTCTGACGCAACCGAATATACAATAATATCGCAAGTAAAAGAAAAGCACATATACAACCACACTTCTTGGAGAAATATGTATACTTACGATGGAGATGATTTAACTTTAAAAGGAGATCTTGATGACAATGACAGCCATAGTGTAGAGCGAGCTGTACTAGCATGGGCTAACACTGCTGATGTAAACGGTAATCCTGATAACGAAGGTAATGAGTTTAATGCTATGAAAACCGCATTACAAAACTTTGGTAATAGAAACAATAGAAGAACTTGTTACATAATACAAGTAGACATTAATCCTTTACAGCAATCGTACAATCCTATAGAAAGTGGTGCTACTAGTACACAAGGAGAAGGAGCTTTGCCAGACACTGACTCTCCGGTAACAATAGAGTTTATAACAGCTAATAATCAGGTGAATACTGGAGAAGTAACTAAATCTCCAATAATATGGGAAGTAACTAAATCTCCAATAATATGGGAAGTAGAACCAAAAGATAACACTGAGTTAGATATTTATTACGAAGCTGGAGATGCAATACCTGTTAGATTAACAGAAAAAAATAGAAATGTTTTTGCACCTGAAGGCTGTAGAGTTGAAATTCCATTTGTTGCAGGTGGACAAGGTGTGTTTAGATATTTAAGAAGATGGAATAGCAACGAGCGTTTTGAAATAAGAGATATTGGTGGAGGAGACACAGGGTTTCCTGCAAACGTAGATTACGTTGGTCAACCTATTAGATTTTATAGAGAAAACGGAGGATACACTACCGGTGTTGTAACTAGAGCAATAACTTACACGGCAGACGACACTGTTGTAGGTGCTTTTGAAATAAATCCAGAAATAGATCCAACTAAACAAATGGGATTAAGTTGGTTTAATTGTTTTAATTTTGGAAATGGTATCGAATCAAATAGAATTAGAGACGACTTTAATACTATGCAAATTACTAATGGTGCTAAAGCTTCAGCTACATTAGAAGAACCTTATCAAGAAGAACAAAGAAAAAATGGATTAATATACTCTGGTATATACAACTCTAACTCTGCTACAAATAATCTTAATCAGTTTATCATGGCTGAAAAGATTACAAAAGACTTAAATCCTACCTACGGTAGTATTCAGAAGTTGTTTTCAAGAAGCACGGACTTAGTTGCTTTTTGTGAGGATAAAACTATAAAGATAATAGCTAATAAAGACGCGTTGTTTAATGCTGATGGTAATCCTCAATTAATATCATCTTCAAATGTTCTTGGTCAGGCTGTTCCGTTTTCAGGAGATTACGGTATATCTAAAAACCCAGAGTCTTTTGCTTCTGAATCATACAGAGCTTATTTTACAGACAAACAAAGAGGCGCGGTGCTAAGGTTATCTATGGATGGTTTAACACCTATATCAGACGCTGGTATGCACGATTACTTTAGAGATGCTTTACAGGACTTTGATATAGAGTGTATAGGTACTTATGATGCGTATAAGAAGCAGTACAACTTAACTATTGCCGAAACATATAAATCAAACTTAATTAAAAACTCTTTTGTTGACAGCGGCAGTGCTTTGGTAAGTATTTCAGATGGTCCAGAATTATCTTTAAATACAGATTTAAGCGGTGGAGAGAATTATGAAATAGCAGAATTTCCTACTACAAGTAACTACAGACAAGCAGCTTACGGCGGTGCTGCTGCCATGCCTATTAAGAATAGAAGTCTTAGTCATAAAATAAAAATAAAACATCACAAAGCTGTTAGCAGTTCTTATACTGAAGATGGAAGTGTTCAACCTGCTTTTGCTGAAATAGAGTATTACTTTGAAGACGAGTATGCATGGACAACTCCAAATTCTGATAGAGTAAATTTTTGGTGGGCTGCCGAACAAGAGTATGGTCCACAGAATCCAGCTACCCAAGGTCCTGTTACAGGTGATCAAGGCGATAATTGGTATATAAATCCTGGAACAAATCCTTTGGCTGAGAGCTTATACGATGCTAATGCTGGTGTGCAGGTAGAAGGTGAGTACTACAGAGAGGAAATTTTAGACTTCAACGGTAAAACTAAATTTGAGTATATAGGCGCTAGCAGTGCATATGCTAATATTGACTTAGGCGATAATGGCTATGAGCAAGGCGAGTGGTATATGGTAGACATATATATTGATCCAAATGATCAAGATGAAAATCAAGTAGATCCAATAATAAGATCTGTACTTGGCTCTAGTGCTGCAATAGATCAAGCTAGACTAAATAATAGTAATCACAACTCAGGTGATGAAAACTATCCAGAATTTTCTTTTGGTAGAGTAACCGGTAGCAACGCATTAGATTCTATTAAAGGCATGAGAATGCAGGCTATTAGTGATAGTCAGTATAGATGTATATTTAAGTACGAAGGTGATGCTGATGAATTTAAAGTTCAAGTTTACAATGGAACGCTTGTTGTAAACACAATAGAAATGTACAAAATTAGCCCAGGAGCTTCTATGACAGCTCCTTCAAATTGGAGCACGCCTGCTGAAAACTATCAAGCTCCGCACTACATGTACGATTTCATAACTGAAAACACGCCTTTTAACTTAAATCCAGACGCTTATTATTACGAAAACTTACTTTGCTTTGATGCGCCAGGTGGTTTTGGCGGGGTATATTGGAATCAAAGCGCAATATCTTTACCTGAAACTAGCAACACTAATATATCTCACACGCTTAAGTTTGAAGTTCAAGCGTTAGTCGGAGGTACACCATACAGCCCTTCGCCACTAACTGGATCTTTAAGAGCAAGAGTAACTAATGTAGACGCTGAAGGATTAACAATAGATAATATAACAGAAGCTGGAGAGTATGAAGTAGACTTTTACTTTAACAACACTACGCCTGTTATTAAAGTTCAGCCTCAAGGATCAAACATAATAGCTCAAGCAGCTATTGATTCAACTTGGCTTACCGGTGCTATAAACGAAAACAACCCAGAAAAGCTTACATTTTACGCAAATCCAAACACTGGCTTTACGGGAGCAATAAATAATGTTTCTGTAAAAAGATCTAATTACTTTACTGGAGGTAGCGCTGACAACTGGACATTTAGTGGTTTTGATCAAAACATAGAAACTAGTATTATTTGGAATCAAGGATCTAATAAATTTACTTTTGACGTAACTGACGGAATAAATAATCCTGTTCAAATAGAACAACTTATAGGGCATTTAGAAGAAGATAAAACATATAGATTAACCATTAATAACGACCTTACAAGCGGCTCTGTACACGGCTATTACTTTAATGCAAATGACAAAGGCTTTAGATTTGGTATTTCAAGCACTGCAAACGGCGAAAGCTATAATATTCAAAGAACACTGGAGATATCTCCTAGTCATGGTGGTTTAGCAGAAAGACAAGCTAATGAGCTTCAAGAAACTTTAGTTATATATACTAAAAATCATGCTGTTGTAGAAGGAGACATAGACAGTATAACTTTAGCTGTAGTACCTTCAAGTATTTTAAAAGACAAAACTATTAGTTACAGTGAAGACGTTAAAGGATGGGTTAGTTTCAAATCTTTTATTCCGGAAAATGGCGTTAGCTTGTCTAAAAATTATTTCACAATGAGATTAGGTACGTTGTATCAACACTATACGAGCGAAGAATATAATAAATTTTACAACAACAATTATAATTCAACAATAACAGCTGTTCTTAATCAATCACCTTCTTCTGTAAAATCTTTTAACACTATAAGCTACGAAGGTACTGACTCAAAAAGACTTGCGCACGCTCAGCATACGTTAGCTGACGGAACTATTGTAAGTGATATAAACACTAGCAACGCATTAGTTGGAGCTCAAAGTACAGGCTGGCACTCTACAAGTATATTGACAGATATTGAAATCGGTGATATATCAGAGTTTATTAAAAAAGAAGGTAAATGGTTTAATTATATAAAAGGAGTTGAAAGCTCTAGTAAAAGCTCTGATCAAGTAGGAAGCTTAAGTTTCCAAGGATTAGGTGAAATACTAAGCGTAGATTAAATAAAAACATGGAAAATAAAACAATAAACTCTTTAAACATTAGTACTGCCGCTATCAATAAGAACGGCGAAAATAGATTTTTTAGCGTGTCGGGTGAAGCTGGTGCTAAATTTTCTTTGAGAATACAGCATACTAAAACAGGATCTGGAGCGGGAGAGTTTTTCTACAACTTTATAGACAACAATTTTCCTTCAGCTCAAACTCAATTTGATTCAGAAAGCGTTTTAAACATTGAAATGACTTCTGCTGTTTACAATGGAACTATAGCTTTTCCATCTTCAGCTGGAACCTACACTTTTATGTTATTACCTGAAGCTGATACTTTAGTTTTTAATGGCAAGCAAGTAATTAGCAAACAAATTGAGCAAGGAGAAACTGTTACTGTTACTGCGGCTGTTGGAACTGAAAACACAAACACTTATGGTCAATCTGCTAGTCTTGGATCTACAGCGGATCCTGCTGCGGCTAGTGTAACTTCACTAGGTCAAGCTGGAGAAACAGCAAACTCTACGCTATCTAGCACGTGGTCTGTTTTTAATAAAAAAAATGATGCTAACGGTTTTGGATTAATTATTGAAAATTCAGGAAAACTTACTGATCAATTTTTTTATTATACAACTACAGAAACTGTTGATAGATCAAGTATTACTGAAAAAACTGATACTGTAGACGGTGCAGTGAGTAGCAGTACCGCTGTTACTTTAGATACTAGTTATGTTACAACTAATATACAGGTTGGCGATTACGTTTTTGGAACTGGCGTAACATACGGCACTACTGTTGCGGCTGTAAACGTTGGTAGTGATGTTAAAGATATAACTTTATCAGCGGCTATGTCTATTAGCGATGGAGTAACTTTAACTTTTATAACGCCTAGCAACGAGGTTATAGTTGATGATTTAACAGAGCTAGTAATAGGTATGCAACTTTATTATTTAACTTCTACAACAAAGCCTTCTGCTAGCACCGTAATAACAGGTATAAATACTGACACTAAAGTATTAACACTAAGTAATGCTCAAGCTATAAGCGATGGATTAACTATGACTTTTAGAGCCTATGGATTTTCTCTTATAAATTCTGTTTTAGGAACACTGTTTGAAGCTAGCAATACTGCTAGTTGGCTAGCTAGAGAAACTAGCAAAGTAGAAGCTCAACTTAGAGCTCCTGTTACAAATACAAATGTAACTGTTAACTCTACTTATGGTATAGCTGGAGGAAGTTTAATAAACTTTGACGGACCAAACGCTGTTAATACCTCAACTAACAATGTTAATGTTGTTACTCCTGACGCGGATGGCTCAGGAGGTGATGGGTTATTTACTTGTGATATTAATCAAGCTTTTGCTGGTAAAGAAAAGATATTTTTTGCTCATAGCGACAAAAATAGCATTTTAACAACATCATGCGATATTTATTTTTCTTTTATAATAAAAAGATACCCAAACGCAAATAAAACTATATACTTAGACTTAGATAAGTTTATAACACCAGGAACTTCTGGAGCATAATAACTATAATATGATAATAAATTTAAAATCACAAATGCAAAATACGTCACTACAAGTAGGTGATATAGCTTACTTTTCTACTAGTGTAGAAAATGTAGGTATAGGTCAAGTTGCTGGAGAGCCGCAAAAAATAGGCCCTATAATAAACATTGGTGTTAACGAAAATAATATTAGTTTTATAGAAGTAGAAGACGATGCTGCTGTTAATGCTCCTTCTGCAAATGATTTTTTAATGTTTTCTAAAGACGCTAGAATAAACACTAGTGGCTTAAAAGGTTACTTCGCCGACGTTACGTTAGTAAACGATTCTTTTGATAAAGTAGAGTTGTTTGCTATAAGCTCTGAAGTAAGCGAAAGTAGTAAATAGTGTGCACTAACTGTGACTATATACACTATAATTGAATTTAATTAAATAATGAATAACAAAGTAACATTTAGAACCTTTAAAGAAGGTGATTATGAAATGTGTTGCGAATGGTGGAGATGGTGGTGGAAAGAAATACCAGTTAAAAGAAAAGTCTTACCAAGCAATGAAAGGTGTTTTGTAATAGAAAGTAATGATATACCAGTAGCAGCAGTCTTTTTGTACGCAGCTGTGAACCCTGAAGTAGGTTATCAAACATGGTTAGTATCTAATCCAGAGTACAAGCAAAAAGATAGAAGACAAATGCTAGAGTTGCTAGTAGCAAACGTGGCAAAAGAAGCAAAAGAAACATGGGGAATGTCTATGCTCTTCACGATATGCGTAAACAAACACATGGAAAATATACACGAAAGCCAAGGTTGGCATATAGAGAGAGACGCTCCGGCTTACGAGGCGTTTAAATATTTATAATATGGGAAAAAGACAACAACGAAGAACTGAAGCATCGATAACAAGCGCTACAGATGCTCAGCTAGCAGAACAATCAGCACAGCAAGCTAGGCAACAACAAGTTTTAGCAGATCAAAAAGAATCTTTTAAATCCTTTGAGTTTCAAAATCCTTTCGCAGGTATGGAAAACACAATGGAAGATTTGCAAGTTAACACTGTTGCAGCAGACTTTCAAGCAGAGCAAGGTGCACAACAAAGAGCAAATTTACTTAGTGGATTAAGAGGTGCGGCTGGCGGATCAGGTGTTGCTGGTTTAGCTCAAGCTTTAGCTAATCAAGGCAC